TGAATTTTGCTGAAGTTGCCGTAGCCCTCAACCAACTGTGCATCCTTGCCTTCAATCACAGTTTCGAACTCAGCAAGTTTGTGCTTCCACAAGTTGGCAATGTCCGAAATCATTTGTGGTGCTACATTTAGGCCACGGATCACCATGATTGGTTTGTAGTCTGCTGACATTTTGGCACCTGCTGTCACAAACTCATCAAACATACCGTCCAGTTCGCCGGCACACTCGCTGACTTTTTCACGCAGGCGGTCTTGAATATTGGGCTTGGCCACCACAGGCACTGCTTCTACCACTGCTACTTCGGGCTCACGTGCAGTCAATATTTCTTGGATGTAGCCTTCCAGTCGCACTTGTTCAGTGTCTGTAAGATCCAAGCCTACCATGCTCATACGGCACAGCCATGCAGTGGTCAGTCTGACTGCTGAGTCAGGCACGCCTTTCAATGCACGAACATCTGCTTTGCGTCCGTTATGCTCTAAATAAGCCACCAGCATTTCGCGGGCATCTTTTTTGCCATAAAAATAGTTGTACCAGCTAAAGGCAGCACTGAGTTGGCTGGTACGATCGTCTGTGGGTTGCACACGCCATGTGGGTTCCAACCCTGTGTATTTGGTATCGGGACTGCGGGGATTCAATGGCTTGACAGCGATTCGTGTGGCGTTCATGTGGGCTCCTAGTGAATTTATACGTAATTATAGCAGAATTGGATTTATTGGTCAACCCTAGAAAAGGTAAACCCAAAGTACTATAAATATACCATGCCACGCTTATCCCTATATCGCCCCAATCGCACTAGAGACTATCAATTTCTGGACCGTACCATACGTGAAATGTACACTGTGGGCGGCTTGGATATCTACATCCACCGTTACATGGGTCCAGAAGCAGGTGGTAACGATTCGGCCTTGAGTGGCAACTTTGATGCCACACAACCCACGTATGACACAGTAGATGTGTTGAACATTCAAGACTTGCTGTTGCTGGAAAATCGCGACAGGATTTATGACCCTGATGTGTATGTCATGCGCGGGGTGTACAACACGCAAGACGTGGACTTTGACCTAACACAATTTGGGTTGTTCTTGAACAACGACACCATATTCATGACCTTTCACTACAACACCATGATTGACACATTTGGTCGTAAACTCATGAACGGTGATGTGATAGAAATACCCAACTTGACAGATTATCATCCTTTGAACAAGTCCATACCCAGAGCCTTGCCTAGATACTATGTGATTCAAGATTCTGACTTTGCAAGTGAAGGGTTTAGCCAAACTTGGTTGCCTCATTTGTGGCGTGTGAAATGCACGCCAATGAAAGATCAACAAGAGTTCAACACCATTACCAACAAGCCTTTTGTGGCGGAGAACATCTGGGATCCAGGCAACTTTTACCCTACAAACACCATTGTCAACTATGGTGATACTTACTACCGAGCCACTACCAATGTGCCTGCTGATACAGAAATCACCAACACCAATTTTTGGGCTCTGTACGATCCTGCCACTATCAGTGACGTTCAAGGTACTCGTACCAAAGACTACGAAATCAATGATGCTATATTGATACAGGCCGATGCCGAAGTACCACTCAGCGGTTATGAAGTTGATAAGTTTTATATTTTGCCCACTCAAAACGGTGAGCCTGCCAACCCTGACAGTTTGAGTGCCGACGAAACTGTGAGTGTGGATGGCACACAAGGAGGCATGAGCGTCACACCCAAGTCAGATGGCTATACCATGGGCTACCTCACTGGAGATGGTATTGCTCCCAATGGTTTGCCTGTCACACCTGGTGTGTCGTTCCCACCCAATCCTGTGGCAGGAGCCTATGCATTGAGATTAGATTACAAACCCAATAGACTGTTCCGTTATGATGGTGCTCGCTGGGTACGCATCGAAGACAACGTGCGCACCAACCTCAACAACGGTCCAGTTAATAAAACTCTGCGCAGTAGTTTTGTAAATAACACTGCCACTGTCAACACCACAGACTTGGGCAATATTCCAAGTCGTCAGAGTCTCAGCGAAATTCTTCGCCCACGTGCAGACAATGGCGACCAAGGTGGCTTTTTACCACCTGGCACCTAACTGGGAGAACCCAAATTCAAGCCTTCTTTTACGACGAACAAATACGCAGATTCTTGTTGCAGTTCACAAGAATCTTTTCAGGTTTTCAAATTGAGTACGCCAACGAAAACGACGGAGTAAATGCTGCCGCATTGATACGTGTACCTGTGCGCTACGGTGATGCTACCCGCAATGCTCAAACCATCATACAGGAAAACAGTCGCAACAGTTTGCCGTCAACTCCCTTGATGACATTTTACATCACTGGCCTGGACTATGAACAAAGCCGCATGCAAGAACCATACTTTGTGAGTAAGGTCAATGTGCGTCAGCGCACCTATGATCCCAGCACAGAAACTTACGAAACCACACAAGGCAATGCATTCACTGTGGAACGACTGATGCCTGTGCCATTCAAACTCACCATCAACTTGGACATATGGACCAGCAATACCAATCAAAAGTTGCAGTTGTTGGAACAAATACTCACGTTGTTCAATCCCAGTTTGGAAATCCAAAGCACAGACAACTTTATTGACTGGACCAGTTTGAGCACCATGTACTTGGACCGCACTGTGTGGAGCAGTAGAAGCATACCCATTGGCACAGAAAATCCCATTGACGTGGCCACCTTGACATTCAGCATGCCCATATGGATTTCTAGCCCGGCCAAGGTCAAGAAACTGGGTGTGGTGGAACGCATTGTGGCATCAATGTACGATGCTCAAGGCGATTTGGTCAATGCCATCACCAACAACGACTTGTTGTTGGGCACAAGACAAGTTATAACTCCTTTCAACTACGCCACTGTGTTGATTGACAACGGTGGTGTAATGACCCTGCAAGTGCTACAACAAAGATTCTTGTCTGAAGAACCCAGCAATGATGAACTGACTCCCACTGAAATTGTGCCTGATAGCAATTTGTTGTGGCCTGCTGTGGTGGGCATGTATGGTGTGTTACGCCCGGGTGTGAGTCAAATACGCCTGGAACAACCAGATGGCACTGAAGTTGTTGGCACTGTGGTGCTAGATCCCAATGATGACAGATTTATGTTGTACAATGTTGATATTGACACTGCACCACAAAACACACTAGATCCCATTGATGCCATTATCAATCCCTTGGCATCCGGACCAAGACCACAAGATTCTGTGCTGGAGGGTGTGCGGTATTTGCTCACAGAAGACACAGGGTCTGCTGACAATCCCACACCAGCTTCGGACTGGGTGGGTGCTAACGGTCGCGGTTTGGTAGCACAGGCCAATGACATTGTTGAGTATTCAAACAACTACTGGCGTGTGGTATTCCGTGCAGCCACAGAAACCAACAACACTCAATATGTCACAAACATCACCACAAGTATACAATACCGTTGGACTGGCGAAGCCTGGGTGAAAAGTTATCAAGGTGTGTACCCTGGAGGCACCTGGAGACTGGTACTGTGAAGGCAGTAGGAGTTTGGTTTCGCAGCAGTGCCACAGGGCGTTATCTATACTTGCTACGCAACGACACACGACATCCTGGATCATGGGGACTGCCTGGCGGCAAGGTAGAGTCAGGTGAAACATTGTTGGGTGCCATGGAACGTGAGTGCATTGAGGAACTGGGCAGTATGCCCGAGTATCAACGCCTGGTGCCACTAGAAAAATTCACTTCGTCTGATGGGCAGTTTGAATACAACACCTGGGTGTGTGTTGTTGCAGATGAATTTGTGCCGGTGCTCAACGACGAGCACATGGGCTATGCCTGGATTGATCGTGGTCAATGGCCCAGGCCCATGCATCCTGGCTTGTGGTCAACTGTGAACATTGAAGCAGTACAAAGCAAGATAGACACTGTAGAGCGGTATCTTGCTTTGGGCAGTTAAGCCTGGCTTTCAGCAAAACTCAACTGAATCTCGCCCACTGGGTTTGAGCTAGTGCTCAGTGCAGTGATCACCACTGCCAATACTTCTGGACCATTGGGGTAAGTTCCTGTGCCTGGAATTGAACTCTGCCCAATCTGCTTGATCTGTGTCAAGTCCAATGTGTTAATACCTGTTCCTTGAATCGGGATGGAAAACAGTCGTTCACCACCGGTGATGTCTGCATCCACCGCAGCCACTGTCAAAAACAAATCATTGGCAGGAGTTGACATACCCAGGACGTTGCCAAGAATCTTCAAGGTGTCACCCACAGCATATCCTGTGCCAGGATTTTGCACACTAATACTTGTGGTAGTGGTTGAATAAGTTGTTTTTAAGGCCTGCAACTGCACAGTCAAGTTGGCACCTGAACCTGCACTTGACACCACCACAGGCGTCAAATTGGCAATAGTTCTAAGTCGACCTGAACTTACCATAACACCCGACCGTTGAAAACCGCCCACTGTGTTCAACGGAGCAGCCTGTACACCACCTGAGGTTTCGTCTGCGTATCGAGGAGCAACAGCAAACTGTGTAAAGCTGGGTTGGAAACCACCACCAGCATTGTTCAAGCCGGCCCATACAGTGTTGGCTGAGTCAATGTTGTTGGGATTCAAAATACCTGTGACCAAGTATCGTCCTGCAGTCACATTCACTGTGAGTGTTTCCAAGGTCAACTGCGCACGATTGATCAGGTCACGTTGGCCTAGATCCCCAATGATACTGTTTGAAACACTGGGCGCCAAGCGCATCAAGAACGCTACCTGGCTGGAACCAGTTGTGGCTGGCAAACCATAGTTGCTTCGGTTATAGGCAAATGAGAAGCCTTCGTCACCGTTGAAGTCACCGTCCATGATAACCGCACTACCCCAGTGGCTTACTAGCGGTACACAGGTGTTTGAAATCAATATCACACCAGCATTGTCTGCATGACTTGCAGCAGCACTACTGGTGTAACTACGGCTGGTGCCTTCGGCCCACTGTGTAAATGTTGCGGCACGTGTACAACCAGTCAAGTCGTTACCTGACTTGCCTGAATACTTGATGACCTCACTGTCAATCATCACATACGCAGGATATGTTACACTGGCGGGTGGATAGTCTGTGGCGTCCCGCAATGTGATTGTGGTTTGAATGTCTGTGATTGCACCGTTCAATGAGTTCACTGGAGTTTCGTTGATGGCTTCGTAACGTGCAGGCAAGTTACCTGAACGCATGTATGCCTCATTGCTGATGTTGTTGTTGGGACGTCTGTGTGCCCAATTGAACTGACCATCCTGTCCACGCAACATCCAGATAACTGTACCAGCACCGTACC